TACATCCAAACTCTGTATTGATTCTGCGCGGGGTTGAATAGTCAGAGCCGTTCCCACCATTTTCGGCAGGACCGTCTCCCTCAACCAAATGGATAGCATCTCGCTTGAAGACCACGAGAACGCCATCTTGGCTCGCCAGACCAGTAAGCCTGCCTGAGCCAGAAGGAACATTGAATGAGAGGGCAGGGTTATACCAGAAGGCTTCATTGTCAACCTTGAAGCTACTGTAGTAAACCGTCTTGTCTCTGCAGTAGAACATTCTGTCCTTGTGTGCACAGAGATGTTCTGACGAGTTTGAATGATACCTATCAAGAGCAGTACCAGATGTTCCCGGCTGCCTAAAAAGAAGTGGATTACCAATCACAGTCGCATCAGCAACGTTGTCCACAGTGAATGACGTGCTAACAACCGGAGCGCCTCCAGAACCAGAGAGAAGCCTTCGTTCAACTAGATAGTATTGAGTCCCGCCAGCTGAGGTCCTGTAAAGAGAGATATTGATAGTGTTCGTGTCTCTTTGTGTGAACGCTGGAGCAGAAACGATTGCGCTTACACCCTGGTTAGCAAGTGTGATTGAGCTGATTTTGCTAACCCTTGAATAGTGTGTGTTTCCGTAGAAGTCAGTACAGCTGTAAACTGCAAGGTAGTTGTAAACCCCAGTCAGACCAGTCCCGGAAGTTGCTAGGAACAGGCTGGGAGCTGCAAGGAAGCCCTGCTCTGTCCACCTGGTTCCGTCATATGACGTTCCATACCCACCGGACGCATAGTTACCAGCGAAGGAAACTGTAGGGTCATGAACGGTAAGCTGTAGAGCGTTGTACGTTACTGGAGCTGACTCGGATACAGCCTGAAGATTCCCACACACACACAAAACCTTTCCGTTAGAGTCTGTGTGAGGCTTGTATGGAGGAGTGGTATTGTCTTGGAAATATCCCAGTGTCCTACTGTTTTGTGTAGCCTTCAGTGGAGCGGAATAGTTGTCCAGTACTGCAACTGGTCTAATCTGGTCGGTACCAGCAAAGCCACCCTGACCTACAGGGTAGTCTACTGCGCTTACGATTTGTGAGCACTCCACAAGTACAGATGAGTTGGCCACGACGTCAGGAGAGTTTGACGTGTTTGTTGTAAGGTTGTGCTGTTGTACGTAGTGTCTTTGCTTCTCTGCATTGTAGAAAGGTAGAGAGCCCTCACACACCATTGACTGTACGGTTTGCAAAGAGAACGTTGTTGCCCCGACCGCACAAACGAACATTGTACAAATTGGAACCACAACAGAATTTAGAGTTGTTGAGTCGTATGCAACAATTGCACAGTCACCAGATGGGCTAACTGAAACACGAAGACATACAGAAGACGCAGTTGCAGCAGTTGTGTCAGTAACGGTACTTGTGGTCGTAAGAGATGAATTGATTCTCTTGAGCTTGTATCTTGTTGGGGCTCCAGTTAGATACCCGACTACGTAGAAGTTAGTTCCATCTGTATCAATACCAGTTACTGCTGTAACTCCTGTATCTGAGCCAGTAGCTGTTGAAGACCCGGCAGCAGAGAACTTCTCTAGTCTTAGCGTTGTACCGCTAACACACACAACGCTTGACCCGGTGATTGACACAGCTCCTGCAAGACGGTCACCATTGGCTGTTCCGGTAAGGGCCGTTAGGGAAGGTGAATTCAGACCCGCAGGCAGGCTTGTGGTGTCAATACTGAAGAATTGTGGTTTCAGGTTTGACGATGAAAAGTAGAAGTGAAGATACCTATCATCAACAGGCACCATCAGAAACTTTGGGGCAGTGTAGCTGCCTGCTGGGTATGTATACCTCTTTACAATGCTACCGCTAAGCCGGTCCTGGATAACAATTTGTAGCTGGGCACCACTCGTCCCTGAAGAGATGTAGTAGGCAATGCACGTATAGTTCGTAAGGTTCGCACAACCAACAATACCAGTGGATGCGACCGTGCTTCCTCCGGGGTCAACTCCAGCAACCTTGCTTTGCACGCTGAATTCTGGGAACAGACCCTTGCTGACAACGTTAGCGGCCTGCTCTGATGCTTGGAAAAAGTAACCGTTGAGGTCAAGGTACCCAATACCGTCGTCAAGGTTAGCCAAACGTCTAATCTGAGAACCACCGAACGACTTGATTCCTGGGCGAAGAGTAAGCGCCTTGCTGTCATGGTAGACAAGATTGTCCACAGTGATGAGCCCCTTGGTCCAGTCAACCAGCTCTTCTTTGTCATCTTCGTTCATGCCCTTGGCAAGAGAGATGTCCACAAGAGACTTTTCAAGTACTGCTGGGTTAGGGTGCGTGCCCATTACGTTGACACTCCCTTCTTCAGGGTAAACTGGCTTGGCTCAATCCTGATTACAGCGCGGCCGGCCTTGTAGCTGTTCAGCACAAGCTTGTTCTCTGTAGTGAGAGCGTCGTTTACTGTGAGTTGAGGTTCGTGTTCAGGTGATGCCAAGATAACCTCCAGTGTGGTAGCGCCTGGACCAGTGAATGCAATTGAGCCGGGCCATACTACAAACCTTCCCTTTGTTCCTCCAACAAATACTTTCATACTCGGCAGTAGAATTTCTGACCCGACCAGTGTGGCCATTATGTAAGAAGCGGTACAGTCGCTCCTCCTGGGTGCCATGGCATGATTAGTGGTCCGAAAGCTACGAACTTCCTATCGTTGGCGTCGTTAGGGAATGTGTCTGCATCGTTTACGCTGACCGGCTTGTACCAAAGGTCAAACAATGACCCATGCCGTCCCTTATGGTTCAGAGTGGTTGAACCAATTCCAATACCAAAGAATGGCCATGCAGAGTCAAACGAGTTTACTACTGTCCCAATGTCCGTAAGGTTTGGGAACATCGTTGAACCGAATGCTTCACATGTGAAATTGATTTGAAACAGAGCAGAGCCTTTGCCCTTTGCAAACCCCGCGTTTGTGTTCATAACTGCGTACGTAAGTGGTATGCCAGCTCCCCCGCCGATACCCCAAGCAAAGCATGGGTTAGTCCACCCAGTAACAACGTCCTGTGGCTTCTCAACGCCAAATGACAGACACATGTTTGTGCCGCCACGCCACACCACAACACGTGTGAATTCTCCATCACTGCTCTGCCATGCATGAATCTGATGCTGAACGTCAACTCCGGAATGAATTCCTGTTGCGTTGATAACAATGAATTCGTCAGTAGCGGTTGGCCTTGCGGAGACTGTACCACCTGTAAACCCAGCGCTAGGGCTAAACACTAGTGTACCAGTAGAATCGTTCATTGAAGGAAGCGAAATGCAAATCTGTGCAGTCCCACCTCCAAGAGCAGACTGTTGAAGAACAATCCACGGAAAACGTGCGCCCCAGGTGTCGTCAACTGCGTCAGGTCCATTGATGTTGGCGCCGGTTCCCCAGTTGTCTCCGGTTGACGCGGTCCCTTGGTTTATTGACCCAGGGTTCTGCACATATGCATTTGACGAACTAACAACAGTCCATAGTCCAGTGGTTGCTGCTCCTGCTGTTCCGCACAGAATCAGTTTGATTTGATGCATGGTCTGGAGCTTGGTGTAACCAGCTCCACCGCGCGCAGTGACTGTGTTGTTCCTCGTAGTCTGCTGTGTCTTTACTAGTGTAGGTAATGCCATTGTTATGCCGTTGGTGCTGTACCCTGTGAAGTCTCTTTCCAGTGCGTGACATAGTATCTAACTGGTCCATTGAACCCATGTTCTAGAACTACAGTCCCACTGGCAGGTAGGTTTACCTCAAACTCAATTGCGTCAGGATTTCTGGCAGCCTCCATCTCTGACACACGCTTTGTCAGGTCTGAGATGGCCCTTGCTACTTCAGCGTCAGAAGCACCTGGTGGCAATACTGTTCCTCCGCTAATCTGTCTGCGCGCCTTTGGCCTTGAGCCAGCAGAATCAATAAAGTCAATTGACATTAGACATAGACTCCTGCGTTGTAGTAAAGCTCAATTTTATCTCCTCGTAGAACGTATGCGTCAACAGCGGACTGATATACGTACCATGGGTCCTTCCTGCGTTTACGCGAAACTCTAGGAGGCTCTCCAAAGTCAACGTTACCAAGAACCTTGATTCTTGCCTCCAGCTCCTGTTTACGTTGGTTGTATTGACTGTAAGAATCTTCTTTCTTCAGCTTTACGGCGCAGCACGCAACCATCAGAGAGTGCTCTTCCCAACCGTTGATTCCGTCAAACGACTGACCGGTTGTGAGAATCGGACTATACGGGATGTAGTAAAGCTTCAGAGTGGCGTTTACAGGAGGTGACTCGTAGCCCTGAATCTCAGACGGGTTCAGACGTGTCAGAAGTCTCTTCTGGTTACCTTCCACTACATAAAGTTGGTGAACCCTGTAGAAGTCTGACGCGCTTGTGAAGATTGGGTACTCAGTGGTGCCAGCAACAGCTGATACGGTTGCGCTCTTTACGAACTTCTCAGCTAGACCAGCGTCGCAAATGACGTCCCATGTTTCTGCCATTGCAGAATTCATGATTTCAAACTTCTCTGCAGAGCTTAGGTGCCCGTCAACTTCAGAGTCAGTGAGCTTCTCTAGTCTTGAGATTAGGAAATCAATTGTCTGGGTTCTTGCTGCCATATCACTACCTTACCATAAAAACGGGCCCAGAGCCGAAACCCTGAGCCCTTCAATTCAGACAATCTGCAAACAAATTGTCCTACTGGTGTTTATCGGGTCTTCAAGAATGAGGCCCTAATAGATACCTGACCTCCAGACACGAAATCAGTCTGTGCAGCCGTGTCGTTGTCCCATGACTCATATTTCAGAGTAGCTGCAGCAGCTGCTGTTTCTGCAATGAACCCACTTTTCCGTGCTCCTGAGTCAAGCTGCTCTGTATCAACTGCAGGAAGATGACAAACATCTAGACGAAGGAACGGACCGATAGGTAGCCCCCTGGCAAAGGTGATTGTGTATTTACCAGCAGCAGTGCGAGCAATGCTGGCAAATCCAGACCCTGGAACGTTTGCTGCCTTGGTGTGCGCTCCAGTTGCTCCGATGTCCCATAGAGACACGAATTCAATAATCTCATCTGCACAACGAATAGGGCTCTGTCCGCTCATTATGCTGCCACGGCTGCTTCTGCCGTGCTCCTTCCGTCGTTGGTAGTGTCCACAAGAACGTCTGCACGAGCTACTAGGCTATTCACCGTAGCAGACTCAAGCTGAGCAATTGTGTCCTTGATGTACTTTGCACTAAGACTTGTACCGACCGACAAGCACCTCCGGCACTCTGCCAGAAGCGCAATGGCGACCGTCTCTGTTGCTTCGTTAGCGATAGGCATCTGAATATCCTATTACGCAACGCAGAAGTTCGTAAGACGAACGTGAGGACCAGGGTTCTTGCACTTCAGGTTACCGTAGAAGGCGAAGCGAACCTCATATGCATCAGCGTCAGGCCGGCGCATAAACTCCATACCGTCGTACTTGGCAAGATGAGGAGCCGCTTTCAGACTGAATAGGCTGAACGCATCAAGCTTCAGGAGCCATGCCTTATTGCGAGGACAGAACGGGTCTGCAAGAATCTCAATTGGTCCATTCTCTCCCTCAATTGACACGTCGGAGAAGCTGTACTTGGCAGACTCACCTCCAGGTCGGTTGAAGACAATCTTGTTGGAAAGAGACTTCTTGAGAGTTGCCGCTTCAATGTTGTTGCAGACCAGGACGTTCGGGTAACCGATTCCCTGGAATCCTGCCTGACAAGACGCATCCACAACAGCGTCTTCAGGTGCCCAGCCCTGATAGTCAACGCTCTGCCCGGCGAAACGAACCGGGTCAGTGTTTCGGTTTAGCCCGAAGAGAGTGCCCGGGCTTGCTCCACCGACAATGTACCCATCAAGCCCAGTGATGACCGTGCTTGCAGACACACCAGACTGGTCGCCAGCACGAACCAGATAGTCCGTGTTGACGAACGAAGTAAGAGCGGTATCCCAGTTGGCAGCCGAAGTAAGCGTACGAGCCCTTCGGTCAATACCGGTGATTCGGTTGGTTCCTGCCCTAATGGTAGGGTTGAGACCAACTGCAGACACGGCCTTGACGGTCATGTTCAGCTCAAAGTAGTTCATGTTCGTGCCAGCGGCCAAAGTGATGGTCGTAGCAGTAGGTGAACCAGACCCACCCATGGTGCCGAGCGTTGCGTCACCAGAACCATAAAGGTAAGTGGCAATAACGCTCATTTCCGTGGTTGCAATACCTCGGGTCTCGTTATCCCAAAGGTCAACCATTGCACCTTCGGACTTCACAGCAGCCTCAGCCGCTTCTCCAGTGATGCGTGCCACTCCATAGTGGGACACGCGAGTCAGGGAGCTACGAACGTAGTTGCCCTGGAAGATATTGGTCTGAGCAGTCGGAAGGTCAGCAGAAGAACCCTGAGGGTTCGCATTCTGAAGTGGGACATACGCAAGCTCGCCAACGAAGTCGGTGTCTTTCTTGAGCCGCTTGTGCAGCACGTACATCTCATTGATAGATTTTGGAACTTCACCGTCCGGGTACAGCGTCTTTAGTGCCGCCTGTGACCCTGCAAGAGTAGCAGTCATGTATTTCTCCTATGTAGAGCCCAGTGGGCTAAGGTAAGTAAGCTAAGAGCTTATAGAGCTAAGTAATTCAAAATGCTAAGATTTATTCACGTGAGGCCGCAAGTGCAACGGCTACTGCCTGTTTCGCCGCTTCATGCCGCTCTGCATCGGATAGTCCAGCTAGGTCTTTTGGCTGCAGCGTCCTTCGCTCGCCAGAAACATCAGGACTTAGAGTCTTGCCTTTTGAACCCTTGGTAGGCTTTACCTGGATGCTGGGAGTGCTTACCTTTTGCACACCACTATTCTTTGAATACCAGGACTTAGCTCGGTCCGCAAGGTCCTCCTCAAGATAGTCAAGAATATCTTCAAAAGAGCCCTCTTTTCCTCCAGAAAGACTCCTGTATTCTTCAGCTGTTAGGTCTCCGATAGCAACAAGACCGCGTTCGTTACCCTTGTAGAAGTTTGAAACGTGAGGATATTTGTCCTCGTTCATTCCCATTGTGGTGAACGCCTTAGTTGCTGCTTCTCTGTACTGCTGGATATGCTGAACCTGAGCGTTGTACCTCTGCTCTTCAGCAAGCTTCTCTTGGTCTGCTCGCCACTTTGTCATTTCATTCAGACGAGACTCAAGCTCCCTACGCTGGCGCTCTTGCTGGCCTTCTGGAGTCCCTTCCTTGGCAAGGTCAAGAATCCACTTCTCTGGGTCCATACCAAGCTCTCTCATGGCCCTTCCTGGGTCATTCTTTAGGGCGTGCAGAGCTTCTCGGTCTCGCTGAAGCTGATGCAATTGGTATTGGTACTGCTGTTGCTCCTGCTGAAACTGTGCTCGTTGTGAGTCAAATTCCTGACGGGCGCGAGAAATCTCATCTGTAGCGTCGCGCTTCATTGAGGCCACTCGTTCGCGAGCCTTCAGAATCTGCTTTACACTAGCCTTATCAAAGTCAATTGGCTCATCAGACGGAGCCTCATCCTCTTTCGTAGGAGCAGACTCCTTTGGAGCCTTTCGTTCAGGGTTTACGCTGAATGGGTCTCCTGAAGAGCGCTTTGCCTCCTCAACAGAATCCCTCCCGGCCTTCTGCATCGCCTCGCGGACAGCAGACTTTGCAGCCTCCCTAGAATCGTTGTCTAGATTGCTCTCAAGCGGTTCACTCTGTTCAATAGCCTTACCACCAACAAACGTTACCTCAGAACCTTCAGCCATAAGCTAAATCCTTTCGCTTACATAAGTCACAAATCGGCGTTCCTTTTGCCGATGTCTGTGCCGATTATTTACTTCACACTTCACTACAGGTTACTACAAGTTACTACAAGTCACTACATACCACCTGGCATCATCCCAGAAGTCATACCAGGAGGACCTTGGCCCATTCCTTGCGTCGGACCTTGCCCCATTTCAGGAATCTGCGGAGCCGGTGGCTGGCCACCCATCGGAGCGCCCGGTGGTTCCTGCATAGGAGGAGCACCAGTGCCAGGTGGGCCCATCTGAGGAGCACCCATTCCAAGCGCATCAGCACCAGGAGCACCAGGTGGAACAGATAGGTCAGGCGGTACATTTGGGTCTGGTCCTCCTAGTCCCTTTTTCAGTTCAACAGCATCATCAATGTACTGAGAAAGAAGTCCAATCTTCTCGTAATCAGCATCTTTCCTGACACGATACCAGTTGATATAGTCAGTTGTCATCCGGACTATCAAATCAAGGTCGTCAAACGGAAGTGGTGCTAGATATTCACCAGTTCTGCACATATGGCATAGGTTCTTGAAGATAATCTCTTCTGAACCTGCCATCATATCAGACGCTCCTGTTGGGTCTGGAATCTCCAACATACGCTGAGCTGTCTTTGGGTTTAGTGGCTGGCCGGCGTTCTTTAGCTTCTCAATTGCTTCAACCTTGCCGGCAAAAGTAGTAGGTAGCTGACTCATACTCTGCACCTTCAGCTTGAGCCTACGCCTGTCTACGCAGACTTCTGAGAACTTTAGTGACTCCATTGAAGACTTCACATTGCTGGCGCTAGGACTAGCCGCAACAACGTCATAACCCATCTCCTGGCACTCCTCTGCCTGAAGCATGTAAAGATACGCAAGACCCTGAACTGCATTCTCGTACTCAGCATGGCTCATTGCATGCCTAGCTGCTCCCTGGTCAACCCATCGTTCAAGCATTGCTCCAGAGACGTCCCTCATACCCTGTGGGATGTTCTGTGTTCCCTCAAAGTCAGAGATTCCTAGAAGTGCTCGCATCTTTCGCGCAGCGCCGTCTCGGTCTTGGTACAGCTCAGAAGAGGCCGACTGTGCGTTCCAGTCTCTAACCTGGTTGATGTTGTTGCATTGGATGATTCCGCCTGGAATGTCATCAATATGCGCAAGTTTGATACCGTTTCCGTTGTTTCCAACAAGAATCCTAGGTACTCCCATTACATCTTGGGCCTGGTCAATCTTGTTGTTCAGCTTATCAAGATTCTTCTGTGTTGGAGCAAGTCGCTTTACTGCAGACTCTCCCCAGAATCCTTCAGTGCGAGGACCAAAGCGCATGAACACAGCTGGAAACCTGTCCCAGTCGTACTGCTCGTCAACTAGAGTGCAGCCCTTGACCCAGATGACATGCCTTCCATCCTTGCTCTTTGGAGTGGACGGAAGATGAAACGCCTCCCTGACTGTGAGCATGTCGCATCTGTTAGAGCTTTGCGCTCCTAGGTCCAGGTCGTCATTACCAGAGCACTTGTATACCCCTGTACATCGTTCCTCACATGTACCATAGAAGTCTTCACGCTCTTCCTTGTAGGTGTCAAACAACACCCATCGGTCAACGTGGTCCTTGAAGTAAATGCTCCTTGGCTTTCCGTGCTTAGCCTCAAGACGGTCAACAAGTACATACTTAGGGTTTACTGCCCAACAATAAACCTTAGCTAGCTTCTGCTTTGACGACTGCTCTGATGGTTCGTCGGACTCTTCCTCAGAGTCTTCCGTGTCGCATCCTGAGTAGTCCTCTTTCCATCCTACTCTGATGATTCCAGTTCCATGCTGTAGGAAGTGGATTCCTGCCTGAGGGAATACTTCCTCATACACTCCTGTGTCATCAAAAGCTCCTTCAAGCCATCTTGAGTAACTACGAGCACGGTCCCACTCGTCCCAGTCAGACTCTGAGACACTAATAGCCGGTACCACTCTGTTCTTGAAGATTTGAGCCCAGAGAGTTTCAATTGTGTTCTGCAGTTCGTTTTGGCTAAGCGTGTCTGAGCTTATTGCTCGCAAAATGTCGTCGCCATAACCGTACTGAGTGTTCCCGAACAGGCGCTCGTACTCTTTGTAGGCTTCGTACCTTCCCTGTTGGTCGTCTTCAATCTGTTTTACGACAAGGTCAAGGATTTCATGAGGCTCACGTCCTAGGTCCTTAGCCTTCCACCACTGAGAGCTTTTGACTGGGAACTTTTCGTGCATCTCCTTCATCATCTTGTCCATGTTTTCCTGCATGAACTGATTCTGGCACGGCAGTTGCTACAAGTCCAGCTATCTTGGCAGAACTTCTTAGTAGTGACATGATGTTACGCTCATATTCTGAACACAGGTCCATGTAGTAGTCATATCTGTCACTATTAACGCCAATCTCAAGGCAAGAGATAGCGTTCATAAGACTTACCTGAGCCATGTCTGTCAGAATACGTATCTGACGTCGTGCCTCAGTAGCGTCCTTGAAAGACGTTGCGGTATTGACGCTCACTCAGACCAACTTTCGTTTCTTTTTCAATCTGTTTCAGATAGTTACGTTCAAGTTTTTCATGGTATGCGGCCATTCTTCGCTGAGATTCTCTTGCCCACTCATCTGTCCCTGGTTGGAACACTGGAATCTTTGTCTGCACCTGCTCGTATGCAAGGTTATGTACTGCCAAAACCCATGCAGACACAATGTCTCCATGACCCATACCAATCTTTCGTGGGACCCTTATAGTGGTAGTACCGCCTGGTGCTGGTTTACTGACCACCATTTTGGCTTGTGCAACCATTCTACGAACAATAGGGTCATCTGGAAGGACACAGTTCCCCTCGTGAAGAACGCCTCTAGTACGTTGAAACACTTCCGCCTTGCCCCTGGTACCCTCTGGGGCGTCAAAAACAGTGAGGCCGCTGGCTGTGAGCTGCTCCCTGAGGGCCTCACGGTAGTAGCTATCCGCTATGACTCCTTGGGCTCCATAACGCTTCGTTATTTCGGAGAACTTCCGGATGACATGGCTTGGCTGGAGGGGTTTGCCCGCTTTGGGTCGCATCTCCTCCGCAAAGACCAGGATGTAGTTCTTGCCATCAAACTGGACAACGCAGATTGCGCTGGAATCTCTTGTGAATCCCAGGTCACAGCCTATTGCCACTGGCCAATCTGGATTGCAAACAAGTGGGAAGCCATGGCTGGGGCTGATGCTCGTACTAAGCGCATTAGCGTCAAAAAACTCACCTCCGGTGAACCCTTCTAGTTCACAAAAAAGCTCCCTACGTGCGTTTTCTGGGTCATTTGTAAGCTCTTCCTCAATCATCTCCATGATTTCAGGGTCATTACCCCTTACTAGAGATGTAGGTGCCTTGATGGCTACGGCCTTGCGACACTTCCCCCACTCTTCCTCAAACATCTCTCCCATAAGAGTGTCAACTGGCCACGGGGTTGAAATCAGAAGGCCCTTACCGTTGCGCATTAGCCTCGGCTTCAGCGCTCTGAAGATATCCTTGTCGTTCACAGCAAAGTCCTTTGAGCCTTCTGCATTGCTCGTGAAGAATTCTGCCTCATCAAACAAAAACGACATGATACTTCTGCCTCGCACTGAACTGCCTCGCTTAGTTGCAGCGAAGCACTCAATACGTACTAACCTACCGTCTGGACGTCTAAGTTGGATACACTCAGCGTCCTCGTTGGTTACAAGTCGTTCTAGAGATGGGTTAGACCTAATCATCTCCCTGGCCATACGAATGCTCAGTTTGGCAGTTTCCTTGTCAGGAGCAATCGTAATTACACACGGTACGTCTCCTGGACCGGCCTTGGTGATGTCATGCGTAACCGCCTTGTAGACAGAGAACGCAGAGCACATTGTGGTCTTCCCACTACCGCGTCCAAGTCTTAGTAGGACGTACCTCTTGGCGGTTTCAGAGACGGTCTCAACCCCACCAAACATAACCGTAGCAAGGTCATGTTCTTCTCCTGAAAGGTCTTGTGGCTGGTAGTCTCCGAACGCCACCTTTGCAATTACACGCTGTCCTGGAGTCAGGCTAATCTTTAGAACCTTCTCACAGAAGTCGTGGAATTGAATTACCTTCATAGTTGTAGCCGGTATTCAGTTAGTGTACCCCCGGCAGGGACACTGTCCTCTATGTAGGATTTGAACCTACAAACCTGGCATCTAAAGCCAGTACGGTTGCCAATTACGTCAATAGAGGAATTGACTGTGGAGGTTCACGGAATTCTCGTGTATTACGGTTTCAACAACCGTCCACAGACCTAGCCAAGCATAGATTGCGTCCTGTAGCTGGCCATGTCACAGCTCTTTGGTCTCGGTGTCGCATTCTATGATTGAATGTTGGTGCCACTTTGGGTTCCTAAACGGAGTACCCGACGTGGCGTGTTCTAGAATCCTGGCCTTTTTGCCTTTAGATTCTTTAGTTTCTCTCGCTCTGAAATGTACCTCTGGTATCCAAGCGGGTCAACTGTGATTGTCCCACCAGACGGTTGCTTGTCCATGAACTGATTCAGCCAGTCAGGTACTCCGCTTGAGTATTGTTGTGGAGCAGGTTGGTGCATCGCGAATGCGGCCCTTCCAGCCTCTCCTGTATCATACCCAGAACGACCGAATACAGATTCCGCTCCTGATGTAAGCTCAGTTTTGTTGCTGTTTGATTCTGACGGTCCTGAGAGTCTACGTGCAGAAGGACCATCACTATTCCTAAGTCGGTCCGCGTATTCTTGCTCCATCTTGTTTGCAAGAGACATCATCTCGTCTGGAGTCATCATTCTAGGAGCGCTGTCTGGATGAGGCACTGAAGAAGGTGTTACTGATGACCCACCAATTCCTAGTGGTCCAGTAGGC